GCCACAGGGTTAAAAAAACAGTATCTGATCTAATTTTAGAAGGATATGATCCAAAAATTGTAGAAGATTTACCGACTTATTCTCAATCACAAGCCGAATGGAATGAGGAGAGGTTAGCAAGATTTAGTTATGATGACGATTCCATACCACCTGATGAAGGTGTTGGGCCAAGTAGACAAGTATGGTTAGATGAATGTTATACACGCATTGATTACGATGGAGATGGTATAGCGGAACTCCGCAAAATAACTAAAGGTGGCAATAAAATTCTTGATAATGTTGAAATTGACCAGATCCCATTTTCAACAATATGTCCTCTACCCATACCTCATAAGTTTTATGGTATGAGTATTGCTGATACTGTTAAAGATATACAACTTATCAAGTCTACTATTGTTAGAAATTTACTTGACAATATGTATTTAACCAATAACGCAAGATATGCTGTTCTTGCAGGTCAAGTAGAATTAGATGATCTATTAACATCAAGACCAGGTGGTATTGTTAGAATGAGATCGCCTAATGCAGTAACTCCATTACCTACGCCACAAATACAACCCCATGCTTTTGAGATGGTTAAATATTTAGATAGTGTTAGGGAAGAAAGATCAGGTGTATCTAAAATGACACAAGGATTAAATCCTGATGTCTTAACATCTCATGTAACATCAGGCGCTATAAGTGCTGCAACCGAATCTGCTATGCAAAGAGTAGAATTAATTGCTCGTATTTTTGCAGAAACAGGAATCAAAGATGTCTTTAGATGTATTTATCAATTAGTACAAAGATATGAAGATAGAGAGAAGATAGTTTATTTAAACAATAAGTTTGTACCAATAGATGCTTCCAGATGGAAAGATAAATTAAATTGTACTGTTAATGTTGGTATTGGAAGTGGATCACAGCAAAGTAAAATGCAAACGATGTCAGGCATCATGACAATTATGCAGCAATTAGTACAACAAGGAGGTATGGGTACATTAATAAGCCCAGATAATATTTATAATGCTATAAGTGAGTTTATAGCACAAGCAGGATATAAAAACCCAGATATGTTTATATCTAATCCACAAATGATGCCGCCTAAAGAAGAAAAACCAAGTATAGATGAAAAAATACAGGCACAAAAATCACAAATTGAATTGCAAAAATTACAACTTCAAGCTAAAGAATTAGAAATTGATACACAACTTAAAGCACAAGAACTAAAATTAAAACAAGAAGAAGCCGCAATTAACCTTGCTCTTAAACAAAAAGATTTAGAACTCAAAAAACAACAAATGTCAATTAATGAAGCTGAACTCGTTTTAGAAGCTACACAGAAAAGACCTGTTGGGATAGGAAAAACATAATGAAAATATATAAAGATTTTCCAGTATATGGTGGATTACCCCCAAGAGAATATTCAAAAACATTAAGCAAAACAATAAAAATGTTAGAAAGTAGGGGTATCACAGGAAGTAAGGCATTAAAAATTGCTAAAAATAATTTAAAAAGAACTTATAAATTACCACTAGCATGAAAAACCTAAACGAATTAAATACAGAAATAGAAATGATTAAAAGAGATATCAATGATATTAAAAATAATCATTTAACACATATTGAATCTGATCTAAAAGATGTAAAAGTAGAAGTATTTAGATTTAAGTATATAGCTTATGGGGCTATTGTAGTTTTTGTTTTAGCAACCGATTCATTTAAAGAACTATTGAGGTTATTATAATGCCAACTTATAAAGGTCAAAAATATTCATATACTAAAAAAGGATTAAAAAAATTAAAACAAGCAAAAAAGAAAGAAAAGAAACAGACAGCATAGAAAGCGCAAAGTTCTTTGATAAGGTTTTATGTAGAGAATTAGAAAAGAATACCCCAGCTATTAAAGCTGTGGCAATAGCACATGAAGAAACAGCAAGACAATTTAAGAGGAAAAACACATTAAAAGGCACTACATCAAAGCCGATATAACGCATACAGAATTACAACAGTTAATGTTGAAAAAAAGAGTTTCAGTATCTGAGTTATCACGAGATACTTGTATTAAAGAAAACGAGATTCGTGGTTACTTAACTGGGAGAAAACCTATACCTGCCAATGTGGTAGATAGAATCAACCAAATAGGAGAAAACAATGGCAAATAAAAACGACCAAATTAGAGATGGTCAAGATGCAAAAACTATCTTGGAAAATCCTGTAATGGTAAACGCATTTAATGTGATATTAAATGAAGGTTATCAAAAATGGATTTCAACCAAACCTGAAGATAAAGATGAAAGAGAAAGTCTTTATCATGCACAGATAGCTGCATTAAAAGTAAAACAAGTTCTTGTAAATACAATGGAAAATGGAAAATTGTTAGAAGAAGAAAGAAAGGGTGATAAAAATGGCTAAAATACCAAACAAACCAACACCACAAAACAATATTCCAGTACAAGAAAGTAAGCATAAAGGAATACCTGTTACTGATGTTAAATCAGCGCAGGAAGCACTTATGGCTCAATTACAAGCTCCAGCTTCGGAAGAACCTGTAGAGCAAGAAGTGCAAACAGAAGTAGAGGACAATACTTCTGAACAGGCAATGGAAAATGCCGAATCAGTTGAGACAAAAACAGAAGATTCAGGTGAATTAACTGTTGATGATTTAGTTGATGATAACCAAGAAGAAGTAAACCAAGAACCTATTTCATATACTGTCAAAGTTGATGGTAAAGATGTAGAGGTTACACTTGATGAACTTCAGGCAGGATATAGTAGACAAGCTGATTACACAAGAAAAAGTCAAGTATTGGCGGAGCAAAGGAAGAAAGCTGATGATGAATTAGCAGCCACTCAACAAGAAAGACAGCGATACTCAGAACAACTTGAACAAATTAACCAATTAGCAAACAGCAAACTTAAACAATTTGATAATGTCGATTGGGAAAAATTGAAGTTGGAAGATCCAATGCAGTATGCGATTCAAAGAGAATCATATCGAGATCTTAAAGATGAACAAAAAACCATCGAAAAAGAAAAAGATGATTTAAAAAAGAAAGAGCAAGAAGAACTGCAACAAAAAATAAAAGGCGTTCTTGAGGAAAATAAGAAAATCTTGGCAGAAAAATTACCTATTTTGTCTGATCCTGCTAAAGGGAAAGAAGTGGGTAATAAAATCAAAAATTTTGCTTTATCGCTTGGTTTTAGTGATCAAGAAGTAAACTCAATTATAGATGCTAGGATAGTGCAGGTTTTATACGATGCTATGCAGTATAATAATCTTAAAAAAGCTAAAATTTCTAAAAAAATGCAAAGAGTTGTACCTAAAGTAACAACACCAGGTTCTGGTACTACTAAAGGTGAAGTAAGTTCTGATAGAGTAAAGCAATTAAGAGCAAGGGCAAAGAGATCAGGGAAAGTAGATGATGCAGCAGCATTAATAAATTCTTTGATGCCTAAGTCCTAAATACTAAACTTTAACACAGGTGTAATACAATGGCACAATTGACAAATACTTTTGAGACCTATGATGCAACTGGTAATAGAGAAGATTTGGCGAATGTTATTTATAACATTTCTCCAACAGACACACCTTTTATGTCAAGTATAGGTACTGGAACAGCTACCTTTACAAAACATGAATGGCAAACTGATTCTCTTGCAGCAGCAGCAACTAATGCTCAAATTGAAGGTGATGACTCACCTAATGCAGCATTGTCGGCAACATCTCGTGTTCTCAACTATACACAGATTTCATATAATCCAGTTATGGTTTCAGGAACACAAGAAGCTGTTATTCATGCTGGAGTTAATTCCGAACTAGCTTATCAAATAGCTAAAGCTGGAAAAGAACTCAAAAGAGATATGGAACTTGATATGACTGGTAAGAACAATGCCACAGCAGGTTCAGGAAATGGTGGTGCAGCAAGAAAAGCTAGAGGTTTTGAAAGCTGGACTACAACCAACAATGGATATGGTTCAGGTGGTTCAAACTCATCAGGTTCTGTTACAGATGGAACTCAAAGAGTTTTAACTGAAGCTATCCTTAAAACAGAAATAAAAAGCTGTTTTGATGAAGGTGGAAATCCTGACTTATTGCTTGTTGGCTCGTTCAACAAAACCAAAGTATCAGGTTTTACAGGTAACAACACAAGAATGGATATGGCAGAAGATAGAAGTCTTGTTGCTACCATTGATGTGTATGTTTCTGATTTTGGCGAAGTTAGAGTAGTCGCTGACAGATTCTCAAGAAGTAGATCAGGTCTACTTGTTGAAACAGATATGTGGTCAGTCGATTATTTAAGACCTTTCCAAACAATAGAACTAGCAAAAACTGGTGATGCAGAAAAGAGATTGCTCTTAACTGAATGGACACTAGTTGCTAAAAATGAAGCAAGTTCTGGCACAGTTGCTGACTTGACAACTTCATAATAAAATTTAACTTCCCTCAGAAGTTAAGGGGTGGTTTTTGACTCCTTTGTTTTTACCACCCCACTTTTTTACCCTCTATAGCACTAACGACATAAGGGCGAGTTTACACACATAGGGGGTAATTTTATTGATACCAAATTAATAATGACCTTGAAGAAGGTATCGCTTCGGAACGAGGGTTATTTTTTTAGGAGAAATTTAATGAGAACATTAAACGATTATTTTATAAGTGGAAGAATTACTGATATATCAACAGCAGGATCAACATTTGTAGTAGTTCCTGATAGTGGCAAAATAGTTAAAATTGTGTCTGTCTTACAGGGAGCTATAAGTGGTGGTAATGCTGCTATTACTTTTGAAATTGATGGTACTGCTGTAACAAATGGTGGATTTACAGTTGCACATTCAGGTTCAGCAGCAGGTACTAGCGATTCATCTGTACCAACAGCACTTAATGATGTTGCAGAAGATGGCAAAATCGAAATGATTACAGATGGCAACTCTACAGGTGCTAAATCACTAGATGTAACATTTACAATTAGGAGATAAGAATGGCAAATTGGAGCTATGGACAAAGAGTAACAGCAAATCATGTTAGAACAGTAAGTACAAGTTCTGCTGCGACATCAGCATTTGGTTCGCAAACAGAATATGTGATGGTAACATCAGATACTGCGTCTGTATTTGTTGAGTTTGGTTCAAGCCCAACAGCAGCAGCAGCTAGTTCGATAAGACTACCAGCTAATGAACCAATGATATTTAAAGTTGATGGTGGCATGAAACTGGCAGCAATTATTGCAAGTGGTACAGCTAATGTTTGGGTAGCCGAGCTAAGTGAATAATGAAAAGAAAGATTGACAGCAATCAAATATTTCATTTCCACGAACCAACAAAAGAGTTTGCTATCGAACATATACAAGACATTCAACCTCTAGTTGATTCTAATAAGAATTTACAGGAAAACGATCATCTTATGAGAGATGAGTTAAGGTTATCTGCAAGGATTCCTTTGACTGTATATTATGAATGGAAGAACAAATTTGGGGTTGATGTCTTTAATCCTAACCACAAAGAAGGGGTTAAAAGATTATTAAATAGTGCTGATTATAGGTACTTAAAAACAACTAAGAGAATTTTATAATGGCAATAACAACATTTTCAGAATTAAAAACAGCAGTAGCTAATTGGTTAGATAGATCAGATTTAACTGACAGAATACCTGAATTTATTGCATTAGCAGAAGCTAGGCATAGAAGGGATTTTAAAATAAGAAGAATGGAAACAAGGGTTACTGCAAACACGATTGCAGATACAGAATTTTATACACTTCCTGATAATTATGTTGCTATGCGTAATATACAACTTAATACTGATCCTAAAACAGCTTTAGAATATTTAACCCCTGAACAAATGGATAGGGTTAGAGGTGGCAGTACAACAGGAAAACCAAAAGCATATTCAATTATAGGCAATACTTTTCAATTAAGACCTATTCCTGATTCTGTTTATGAAATTGAAATGCTTTATTATAAGTATTTTACTGGATTATCAGATTCTAATACAACAAATGATATGCTTACATATCACCCTGATGCTTATTTATATGCAGTTTTATTAGAAGCAGAACCTTATTTACAAAATGATAAACGAGTACAGCTTTGGGTTGGTGCTTATGAATTAGCTAAAAAAGGGATAATAGATTCAAACGAAAGAGATAGACATTCAGGAGTAGCACCTACAACTAGAATTGATTATGGTGCTTATTAATGACTACATGGACAGGAGTAAGTACAAGTTCAACTTCATGGACAAATTTAGCTGATGTATCTACTGGCTATTTTGAAGTAGAAGATGGCATACATTTACTTGCAACTGAAAGTGGAGATTTATTACAACAAGCAGGGCCTACAGCAATAGGTGTTGCTGATTGGCAAGATTTACCAGCAGTTTCAACAACAACTTGGACAGTACAATAGATGGCAACAAAGAAATTTTCAGAATTAACAACAACAAGCACACCAAGTAGTAGTGCTTTATTTGCAATAGCAGACTCTAGCACTTCTTATGGAGTAACTCTTGCGAATATTGCAGCTAATTTACCTGCTGTAACAGCTACCAGTTTGACATCTAGTGGAACTTTAACTGTTAGTGGTAATGCCACTATATCAGGGGATCTAACAATTAGTGGTGATGATCTCACCATGAACACCAATACAAGTGGTGCAGCTTTAATTGCAGATGGAACGAATTTTAATCCAGTTGTTATATCAGGCGATATAGCTATAGCAACAGGTGGTGCAGCAACCATTCAAACTGATGCAGTTGAATCAGGTATGCTTAATGATAATGTTATTTCAGGTCAAACTGAGATTTCATCAGGTTTAGCAGATGCTGATGAATTATTATATTCAGATGGTGGGACTTTAAAGAAAGTTGGAATGGACACCATGAAAACTTATTTTTCACCAGTAGCTGGTTCTAGTTCAATCGTTACAACAGGAACTATATCATCAGGTACTTGGGAAGCTACAGATGTAGGAGTAGCTCATGGTGGAACAGGAGCATCAACTTTAACTGCTAATGGAGTTCTTATAGGAAATGGAACTTCTGCTGTAACTGCTGTAGATTTATCTACAAAAGGTAAGATTTTAGTAGGTGATG